GGAAGTCCGGGTGGACATCGGCACATTCCGTGCCATGCTCATAACCGACGACTGCTGAGGCAGCATCTGGATGATGTCCTCAGCCAACGGCTCAGGAACAAGCGGGTCTGTGCTGTACGGAGGGCTACCTCGGTTAATACCGGTATTGTATGTGGTCATGCTGACCCTATCTCCTTACACTGAAAGGCAGGGCTAGCACGCCCTGTGATTACTGTTTGCTGAAACCCGCCAAATTGCGCAGCAATTCATCCCGAGAACGCTGCGGAGGAGGAGTCTGCCGGGCGCCTTGTTTGAAGTCAGGCTGCTTCGCTGAAGCTTTGAACCGCTCAGCTAGTTTCTTTGCCTGCTCTTCCGCTTCTCCCGGATCGGCTGCAGTAATGAACTCAGCCAAATCAGAATCAAGCCCAGCAGCCTTCGCCGCAGCTTGCCGGATTTCAGATACCTTGTATTTCTGCAGTTCGATAGCTTGAGCCGCTATCTGATCTTCTTTCTTCTGCAGCTCAGTCTTCTGACTATCTTGGAACTTGTCGTACTCCGAGGCTTTCTTCTTCAGATCCTCGTAATCTGCGAACTTCTTACGCTCTCGCGCGACGCGCTCAGCGACAATCTTGTCTACCTCGGCTTGAGAAAGTGTCTTACCTTTATCCTCGGCTTCTTGTTTGACATCTTCCTCATGGTCTTGGCGGCTGGTGTCGGCCGGCCCCTGCTTATCATGCCCACCAATTAACGGATCCTGCTGGTCTTGCCCGCCCTCGGCGTCATTGTTGGTGTCTTCGTCAGCCATGATTCAACCTCTCCGTTTTATGTCCGTCGACAATGCCGGCTCTTGAGCGTGGCCGTCACGCAGCTCTGCCGAATTGCAGAGAAGTCACTTTTTCGCAGTATCCCACCGCTTGATAGCGTCCATCATGAGAACATCGCAAGCGTTCGATGTCGGGTATTGCATACCCGTTGCGTGAGCCGCCACCCGAAAATAACACCACGTCACTAGTTCATGTGGAAGGTGCCAAGCAACCCAACGTACAATCTTCTCGCGTCGTTTCCGAATGTAGTAGTTCCGATCAAGCCATATAATCTGCAAACGATTCAGCTTGGCAGCCTCCGTCATGCCCCATCCCCTCGCATTGTGCCGTCAGGCTTCCAGTTAGCCGGAATCTTGCCCAGCTGGCCGAGCCGCTTAGCTTGCTTATAAATGTGGGCTCGCTCTTCGTTGGTTTTGGCCAGATGTATCGCACTATCGACATCTGACCCGTCATCGATCGGGAATCGTGGTGGGCCATCCCCCACGGGCGGCAAAGCTTTACCTTGTTTAAGCAATGCGACTCGTTGCGCCGTGTTGTAATTACCCATTACTTACCCTCCTGGGATATCTGAAGGCCCCGTAAAATGCTGGCCACGCACACCTAGCACCGGACCTAATTCTCCGTGATCATGAGTAATCACAATGTCTCGGTAGTTCACCGGACCTTGCGCACCTGAAGCTGACACATAATTAGCCCCCAAATCCCGAGAAACAATCGCGTGCAACTCAGCGGCCGGTATTTCATCTGGCTGAGCGCCGCCGAATAATGGTTCTACCGCGCAATCACACGCGGGATGGATTGGAGATAAGTCACCCCGGCTGTACCAGCGTGTAGAAGCTAGGACACAAAGAGCGCAAGAATGCGCACCAACAAGTACGCGACGATAACCAGTAACGCGTCCGTCATGTTGCATCACCACCTGAGCTGCTTTGGTCTTGGCCATCTGCAGGTCGGTAGCCGCCAAGCTGGCAGCACGCCGGCCGCCAGCCGCCACAGCAGCAGGGAAGTCCTTGCCCTGAGCTAGGTCCGTCCACACCTGCACATAAGGCCGCCGATAGACCTCAGCCGGATCGACACCACGCAGAGTGCTCAGCACATCAGCAGACACACCTATCGGCGCTGAGCTGCCACCAGCCGTTGATGCGATCATGTGCGCCAGGTAGGCACTCGTGAGGCTGGCCATGGTCTGCTGAGCGGCCTGCACCGCCGGCACCGTCTGTGCGACGAACGCGGCAGCGGCTGCGTCGCGGTAGTCACCTTGCCCGGCGTAGCTGGCGGCTACGAAGTCCAGCAGCCGGGCCCGCAGCACCGAGGTCGCAGCCAAGTAGGCGGCCAACATCGCGGCTGCGCTGGCTTGAGCTTGTGGGCTAGGGGCCGTCACCGCTCAGCCTCCCAAAGCACGCGCTGCCGCCGAGGCGGGCGCCGCCGCGCCGCCCGGCGCCCCAGGCACTGAAGAGGGAGTAGGCACCTGAGGCGCCAGGGCGGCCGACAAGAGGGCGTCTGAGGCCCTCTCGCTCTGCATGCGCTCGATCTGGGAAGGGGTGTAATCCAGCTCGGCCATGCGCGTACGCCACGGCACGCCGGCTGTCATGAGCTGAACACTGGCTGCGGCCATCTCAGTCAACGTTCTAAACTGCGGATTAGCCCAAATGACCTCACAGTCATCAGGAACTTCAGTTCCCATAACTCGACCAGCAAGCTGATAAACCAACTCCCACGATTCGCCAAATTCTTGTGATCGTTCGATAACCTTAGAGGTCAAGCCTGTCTCAGCCGCTGCCAACGCATCACCCGAGATGTTCACCATAGAGCCCAGCAGATAATGGGGTGGAGTCCGGGTGATCGCACCAAAGTGCATTACATCCGCTTCTACTGCTTTCAGCACCCCAACTAGGTCAACGGGTTGAAATTCTCCGAATTTAGCATTTTCATCCGAGACGTTCCACAGCAAATCAGCACCCGGATCAAAACCGCCAGTGGGGTTGCCGTTCTCATCTGTGAGATCAACACCAATCGCCCACCGTTGCCGGTAAGCCTGCATGGCGCTAATCACCATGCGATCAAGCACCTCTGTGTTAATGCGATCTTGAATAGGAAGAACGTCCTCGAACTCGCCGAGGGTGTTACCTCCTAGATCCGGGCAATTCAAAAACGGAACTACCGGAACTTCACCAAGCGGGTTATCAACTGAGCCGGTCTCTTCCTCGGAATCGTCAACTTCCCATTTACCGGCTGATCGGAAAATACCCTCTACGGGCTCAGCTGTCTTCTCCGCGCTACGGTAATAATAAATCGAATCCGGCAGGTACAGCACAGCCAGCTGCCGCCCTGTGATGTCATCCCACCATGTCTTCAGCGCTGCTAGGCGGCGACGACGATTGTCCGGGGCCGCCTCGTGTATAACTTGCCGGGGATCTTCGCCCGTTACCAGCGGCAAACCTTCTTGTGTTGGGTGCGGGCCAACGATGACATACGCACGACTCATGACAATAGCAGCACGGTGCACTAAACCACTATCCGCGTCTAGGTGGTTAGCTTGCCACCAACCCCAGGCCGTCTTATCAAGCGTCTCAGACCCATCTCCGCCAGTTCGGAAACCCGTCACTTTGAGCCGCTCAACTACCGACTCCGCTACCAGCTTGCAGAAATTGGTCTTGCTTTGCTTCTGGAATTTGCGGTAGGCCTCTCTCATTTTTTGATTACCGAACGGCACCGGGTGGTTGCCCCGCCAATAAGCGTCAAGCGCATCAAGCCTATGACGGTCGGTTTCTAGCTTCTTCCCGAGACGCAGGAGCCACCAGTCAGGGGTATTCGGCTGAGCTGCGTAATCGAGCACACCAACCCCCTGTAACGTTGGGATGCTCGCAGGCGATACACCCAGTATGAAACACTCATTGCACCGCGCTGAGCGCGAGTTTAAGAAAGGCGTAGCCCTGGTATTTGTTGTGCCACTGCTTGTTGCTATTCCTGTGGGGCTGGCTTACCAGCTGTACTTGTGGGCAGTGAGTGTGTTTTAACTCAGCAACCCAGAATCGTGCGAGGTCGGCTCAGACGACTCAACATCAGCCGGGTGCTCTGTCACTGCGGACTGAGCTGCACTTTCGTCACGAAGAAGCGCAAGCATCTGGTCAGCCCGATCGACCTGAGCCGAGATCGCATCAACATGCGACTGCTCCCGATCCTTTACAGCCTGCTCTACCAAATCCAGCCGGTCGGACAGCCGGGCAATTGCGTCATGCACCGCAGACATATCTAGCTCCACTTGGTCTAGGCGTTCTGAAATAGTTGATGCGAGGCGTGCGTGCTGAGGCATCATCAAGCCTCCTAGAACCGAACCAATCTCTTGGATCGAGACTTGTTCTGTCGCCGAGTTAACACACCGGCCGCGATTGCGTCAGCACGAGCCTCATAAGCAAGAGTGGCGGCCATAGCCGAGTCTATTTTTTTCGGCGAGTTGGGGTATTCTTTGCTAATCGTGATGCCTGAGCGAGACGTCCGACGCCGAGCGTTGAGCACGTGCCGACGAAAGATAGTAGAGCCATCATGGGTGAGCCGTCGAGCCGCAACCGCTTCACGGAGGCGTTCCAAGGTCTTGACCATAATTGCCGGGCGGTTCGTCCACCACTCGATAGGATGTGTTTGTGTGGCTCTTACTTCAAGCTGTCCCGAAAACTCAGCTGTCCATTTATCCACATAATCCTGCCAATGTGGAGGATCTGCGAAAAAGGCTACTACTTCATATTTTTCAAAAGCTTGGGCAACTGCTGCGTCTATAGCTACCTGATCTACTTGCCACTCTTTCCCCGCATCTGGTGGTTTTTCCTCACAGGCCAGCAGCGTGAGATGACCGTCATCAATTCGGCACGCGACAAGCGCGGTAGCATCATCGTTAACCGAACCATCGAAACCGAGGGCAATCATGTCGCCGTCAGCAAGGACCGCTAATGGATTAGCGCACGGATCCCACTCACGAGCCGCTACCCATGCATCAGAGGTCTCAGTCTCAGCGTTGAGAAAATAGCGGCGTGAATCTGTGATGTGGGTTCGGGGATCGTAGAATTCATCAACGAGTCCGTCAAGATCATTCCATGCCATTGCGTCGCCATAAGCTTCAGCGATGGCGGTTCGCAACTCAGCTTCATTCTCGGTCTTGTCGCATTCTCCCCAGCGGTGATCAACGAGCAACCTCTCTCGCCGCGTCTTGCCGGCCTCAATAGCCTCAGACAGCCGATAAGTCCCCTCGGCTACCGAGTCCTCGCCAGGAGCGAACATCGTAGTTGTTTCGAGGTACCAGGTGCCCGCAATCAGCTTGCGCTTGCGAAGATTCCGGGTAACCGTCGAGTACATGCGCCGAAGGTCAGGTGTGTTGTACAGATGCGTTTCATCGAAAATAACGAAAGTCTCTTTGCCGCCATCTTTTGCGGCCGAGGAGGCAGTAGATGGAGTAATCTCACCACCACCTGGCAAAAGTACCCGAGTGAGGCCCGGATCTATGCCCGTTACCTCAGATAACGGCCCGTCTGTCAAGTTAAAGTATATCGTGTCGTACACCAGTCCGGTCTGGCCTTCTTCAGTAGCCATGCAGCGGATGTACGGAACCTTGACTGGCCGGCCCATCGGCTCACCAGGTTGATACTCGTAGACAAAACCTAAACCCCAAGGATCTTGATAAACCTCACCGCCGAGGGCAAAGCCATCGAACCTGCAAGGCGCCAGAGCTTCCGTGAGCCCTTCTCGACCACCAAGCCCTGACTTATCACAACCCTTCGGCCTCGAGAAAAACGCCGAGTCATATAGTCGACGACCGACTTCATCGAGTGCGTAGCAATCAACGATAAAGCTCGATACTTCGTCACCGTGCCGTACAGGGTCGCCCTGAACATCCCCTGGGCCGTGGACCGTAAAATACTCCATCCATGCCAGCAGTAACCATCCAAGGCTGCGATTACGATCATGGTATTTAGCTTGCACGAGGCGGCGCGGCATGGCGTCACCTCGCTAGGAGTAAAATACTGTTTATGACCTGGTACATCGTAGTAGCTGTAGCCGGCTGGATCATTATATTGGTAATTACCTGTCGGGTATCCGTTGCATGCGATACTCGCCGAGTAAATACCAAGATCGATGAAATACAAACTAAGGTGGCCGAGGTCAAAGCTGAGATTGCCGCACTAGAGGCACTGACCCCGGAAGACCGCGTTTGGTTGCGCGACGTCGCCGGCTGGGAATGGCCTACGGTGTCGGACGTGAGCGAACCCACGAGCTACGCCATGCCTGCAGTCGGCTCTATCTGGGAGTGGGATCTCGGCAACCCCTGGGGCCGTGAAGTGGTGACCGTGCAGGAGACCAGAGGGCCGGAGAACGGCACAGCGGGCTCTGTGTGGCTCGCTGGGTCATCCGGCGACCGCTGGGTAAGCCTGCCCGACTTCGCCGAGAACGCCGTGCCGTCGCCGCTGGGCAAGCGTCGATGACCTGGCTGCGGGCCCTCGCCTACGCCTGGGCCATGCTCGTAGGCCTGAGCTTCTTGCTGCTGGCCGCCATCTACCTGGCCGTGGCGCTGGGATGACCACCTTGGAACCTCTGCGATTCGCCTGCCTCGTGCCGCTCTGCGTTCTCGATGACCCGCCCGTGATCGAAGCCATGCTGCGATCTCACGTCCTCCGTGCCGTCGAGCGCGGCGAGATTGAGCTTGCCGAGGGCTGGCGGCTGGACGGCGTGTGGACCGAGTGCAGGCAATCCCGCTTTAGCTCTGAGCGCGCCGCCTGGGCCATCGGAACGGTCCTAGGAGCCCGACAGCCGGGCTCGCCGGCTGGCGATATCCGAGACTGAGCCCTGTCCCGCTGCGGCTGGCCGCTTAGCTTCATCAGCCGGCGTCGCAACCTTGATCTTCAGCCGCATGCGATCTTCCGGTGTCGCTCCGTACTTCGCTAAACGCAATCTTACTTCTGATGCAAATTCCCATCTTCCCTTTGACCACATGACGGTATGCATAAGCATTGTGTCCATTAAAAACTGCCATCCAAGAGAAGGCTCGTTCTTAAGCAACGGCATCTCTCTTAACGAGTCCCACAAAGCTTTGGTTTGGGGATGCCAATCCGCGCCATCGGGCAAAACGCCTACAGGCAATTCAGGCCCATGTAACTCACCGTCATACTCAACCTCAGTCATCTCGGCATCTCGGCGAGCGGTATCATTGCGCCGGGCACGCACAGGCTTAGGCGCCCTACCCTGTCCCGCCATATCGCCTCCTCGTAGTTACTTTTAAGCTGGTTGCAACGAAAATGGGCAGCCTGCAAATTGCTGTCTGTGTGTGCCCCGCCTTGAGACAGGGGTGTGATATGGTCTATGCTTCGTGACCATGAGTGTGGTGCTTTCGCTACCTGGTCAATCGGCCTCTCGCAAAGCTGGCAAATCCAGTTATCGCGCTCAAACACGAGCTGTGGGTTGATGGGCTCAACAGTCGCCGCTACTAGCCGCGCACGATGCCGGCGCTTGACGTCCCGCTGCACACAAGCTTGGGAGCACCATTTAGCCTTAGCTGCCTTATTAGGTCGTGGTGTGAATACTGTGCCACACTCTGGGCACATCCTAGGTTCAGGAGTGGGCTGCTTAGGCATTTTTGCTGACCGATGCAGCCAGCCGCATTGTTTAGTGCAATACCGAGTTGTTGATATCCGGTGTATAAAAGTCTTATCACACCACTCACAGGTTTTCTCTGGCAAGATGCCTGTGCCGTGCCGTTTCGTACGCTCACAGCAAGCCACAGAGCACCACTTACGCTGGGGACTGCCCCCATTGGGTAGCTTCGTACGGCACCCCGCGCAAGAAGATCGCGGAACTAGGCGCACTACATCGCCAGCAACTAACGCCTCGCGGTAGTGAGGGTCACACCGCGTGTGTGCCACTTGGCGCCTAAAACAACCCACTACCGAGCATGTACGATCAGACATGTTGACCTGCCCTTACAGGTTGACACGCCCCAGGCTGGCAGCCACCGGCTTGGGGCCTTTCTTGTTCGCGAACCCTACCACCAGATCCCAAGATCATTTACCCGGTGGATCGCGTGGGCAGCTAAGCGCAGTACCTCCCGTCTCTCCT